GAGATGGGATAATGCGAACCCGCTCAGGATACCGATTGACGTGTGGTTACGGCGCACGGTAGTAGCTAGGAACCTCAAACAGAGGTGCCGCCCAACGTGTAATAGTTATATGGTTTGCTGAAAACTTGCTTAGCATGCCGACCGTAAGCAAGCTGTACTAACTATGAAGGTTAATTCAATGAGATCCAGTTTTAGGGTAGACTGGATTTCCAAATTACCAGGCCGGAGTATAGGAACCTGTCCTATCACTGAAGCTTTACATTACTATTATATATTATTGTTTTAAGTAGAAGCAGGTACGTTTTAACAATTTTAATGTCTACAGACACCGTAATAAGGGTAGGCCCTGTAAACCGTCAAAATACCTATACTGCTTCATCTGACGAGAGTCAGAGATTCATTCATAATAAGAGAATGATTGAAATGTTATTGAACGATGTAAAAGAATGCGTGGATTTTAAAGGAGATTGTGGAAATAATGTAATTTTCACAGAGTCTTTTATCGAAAATTTAGCTGAGAGAATTGATATTCAACTTCCCAGAATACCCCGTGGAATTTGGCGCAATTTTCCTCGTGAGTTTATACAAAGTTTGTTTACAGACACCTTTGTTGACAGCGAGTTGATGTTTCTTTTCATAGTCATTACGGGCATCGTTCTATATCATAAAAAATATTATACAGATCCGACGAAGGCGAAAGAAAATGATAAGGAGTTGAAAAGAAAACTTGATACTTTTGGAACAATATGGCTATTGTATCTTTTTGTCAAAGCATCAGCTTTGTTCCTTCATATCAATGGAGTATTCATTACCATGTCTATAAACAGGATTCTTGACAATTGGAATGATCATGTCCAGGCAGCTAGAACCACTCGAGAGCAAGTTAGGAATTACCAGATGCATGAGGATTCAATGAATTTTATTCATCATCATTTTGGACCTGAGCTTATGAACGAGTTGGACTCTATGATTAATCCTGGACTTTATCCTTCTGGACAACCTCGCACAGAATCTCTTTCAGAGACACTGTCCGATTTTTCGTCCTGGTGGGACTTGATCCTTTCAAGCGACCTAGTTTCTGTATTGCAAGATTTGGTTTTAGGCTTAGCATCTTTAAGCTTTATGCCTAGTACTGTTTATCAATATGTCAAGAGACACATTGGTAAACCCGTTAAGATGTCCTTGTCTAGTTTTATTTCGTATATGCTAGATCTTTTCATTCGCATTGCTAGATTTGGTGAGAATTGTTTTGCTGATGGATTAAGATCAACGCTCATGAGGTCCTCAAATCCTTTAGAAATAGCAGTTCGCAATACCAGAGAACTCTTATTTTATAAGGATAAACTTTACACGGGATTACCTGTACCTGGAGGCATGGATGCCGTTCAATTTCGAACGAAATGTGGAGAGCTTTTGGATGAGATGTCTTATATAAAGCAGAATTTAAGGTTTCATTCTCTTGATGACAGAAGAAGACTCCTTGAAGTAACTGTTTCAAATTTAAGGCAGGCTTGTTATGAAGTTGATTCAACCATAACAGCAACGTCCAGACCTTTTCCATTTGGCATCATTTTATATGGTTCTCCTGGGGTTGGTAAGAGTCAAGTTCTGAACCATACATCTAAGGTTTGGTCTCATATTAAGGGCAGAGAGTATAAGGAGACCCAGATGTTTCACAGAATTCGATCTAGTCAATATTGGGAGGGTTATCACCCCCTCTCTCATCCCATAGTTCACATATCAGAGCTTGGTAATGAAAGCAAGATCATGGCATTGAAACAAATGGACCCTATCCTTGCAGAACTTACTTCTGTAATGGACAATGTTCCGTTTCCTGTTGATGTTGCTTTTGAAGAGAAAGGGAAAGTTTTTGCTAGACCAGAACTAGTTCTTATAGACACTAACAATCCTGAGTTGCATTTAAATGATCTGATGCATACCCCATCTGCTATAAAGAGGCGATTCTTGTATGTCAATATTAGGGTCAAACCCGAATTTTGTAAACCTGGGTCGAGTATGTTGGATGCCCAGAAGTCTCTATCAGAAGGAGGCAACCTGATGGACAGATATATGTTTAAGGTGTTTGAGGAACTTCCTGGATCAGCTCGGCGCTGCTTATTGAACACTTCGTCCCTTAGAGAGTATGATTTGTTTATGTCAAGACAGTTCACTGAGCATATTGAGACACAAGCAACTTCGTCAAATGTTGGAATTGTATCAGACATATATACGGAGTCATTGAGAGATCATACTAATAAGGTTTCCGATTACGTAAAGTATGGTGGAGAGCTTGTTCGTGATACGTTTTTCTGGCTCCTTATATATCATGCTCATCAAACGTTGTTGCCAGGTGAAAAGATTCATTTGGGTGAATTTACAATTTTGTCAGGCCATTCGCTGCTGCTCCTTTTTATGATGTTTATTGTGTCATGTTTTTTAGGGATAGGATACGGATATTTTTTCCTCCCTTTTTTTCTAATGACACTAATTGATTATAAGAAGGTGATTACGCAAAGCTTGTATGACAAGATACGTGTTCGATTACTGACTTATAAGGAAATATGTGAAACTCGTTTTAATTACTATTGGAACAATGTTTTACCCAATCCTTATTTTTCACAGTTTACGACACCTTTTATAGCTAAAATACTACCGTTAGTTGGGATCATAGTAGTATGTAGATATGTGAGTTCATGGTTTATTAGCATCACTTCAGAAGCTACAAGTGAATTTACTAACACAACTACTGACACTGATTACCTTAACAGAGTGGAAGAGCTTGTGGGTAGTGACAACATGCCAGTTAAAAAGATGAACAAGCTTAAACCAACTGTTTGGAATGTAGTAGAGCCCCTGGTTAAAGTTCCTGTGCATACAGGTGACTACGATCCACTCCGCTCTATTATTGTGTCAAACACCCGGAGAGTAAGAGTTAGTTCCAGCGTCAGAAATATGGTTCATTGTGTTGGCATAAAATCCAATTTTGCTGTTCTCAACAAACACTTGTTTTCATCGAGTCAGTTTCCTTTGATTCTGGAGGTTATGTCCGGATTTCATGGTGACGATGTTCACAAACGGTGTGTTCTGACGGTAAATGATGTAGTTGATCTCGGGAACGATGTGATGTTGATAAGGATGAATGGTATGATATTTAAGGATATCACCAAACATTTAACAACAGCAAGTCCAAATCTCATTGAAGGTTTCATTGGTAATAGCTCTGTCAGCTTGAGAAAGGTTTGCAATGTATCTATGGTTGATTCTGTAACACAGGACCCATTCATGGTTCCTGAGTGCTATAAGTATGAGTATGCAAATCATGTTGGAGGGCTATGTGGGTTTCCGATTATTGGAAAGATTGGAAATGCATATTGTTTCTTTTCCATACATATGGCTGGAAGGGCAAATGCCCATGAGGCCTATGGAACGAGGATATGTTATACAAAGGTTGATGATGCGATTCAGAAGATAACTAATAATTCTATTATGTTTCCCATTGTTTCTGAAGGCAATCTAGATCTTGAATTAACAGATCCAAATAAGAAGTCCTTTATATACTATGAACATGTACCTTGTTTGAGATACCTTGGTAAAACTACAACACCTGTTATTCTTCCTTGCAAGTCCAGGCTCAAGCATTTGCGATTGGCGAATGTTGAGCAGTACATTAGTTCTAAGTTTCCGTTTAACAATAATGACCCGTATATAAAACCGATGATGAGATCAACTCATGTAACGGGAGAATATAGGTCACCTTTTAACGTGAATGTTAGGAAACTGGCTAAGATGAGAACTCCAGTGCCAAGCAACTTTATTGAATTTGTTGTGGCTAAATTAGTTTCTCATATCTTATCTAAGCTGAAGGATAGAAACATTACTGAATTATCGCCGTTTACATTGATTGAGACTATCAATGGGGCGGCTGAAAATCCAGATTATCGGAGGATAAATGTGTCTACGTCTGCTGGTTTTGGATTGAGAGGCAAGAAGCGAGATCATTTGCCTATATCAACAACTTATAAAAATAGAGTTGAACGATTACCAACAGATGAAGTCAACTCTATTTTGAGAGCAGAGTTGACTAATTACTTCGATGAACACACATCGAGACCCATTTATAAAATGTCTCTAAAAGATGAACCTA